CTTCCCTGGAACGAATGTTCCATCTGATACCATAGTTTTATGGTATTGGATCCTTTGGGGGCTGTTAAGCCGCCCGTCTAAAAGACGTGCTTTGACAGTTGGATTTGAAAATCCAGGAGGTTCTTAATCTCTCCGCCTTGACGTGGATCATGAACTGGCGTCCCCTTCGGGGAACAGCGCAGTCAATTCCCATATCAATGTCTACTTCGTTTATTTGGAGTATAGCATCGATAAGAGGTAAACTGGAACCTAAGTCCCTGTTTAGGTGGGATATGGAAAAACCATAACCCCTCTTATCTGATGTTATGCGAGAGGGCGAAAATCCTCGTTTTCTTGACAGATACAGTGATTATCTTGCAAGCGGCCGCCCTAAAGGGCTCGAGCCGCTCGATAATCTACCGAGGTCCGATGGAAAAGTGAGATGATTCGCTTTCTCTCCCCGATAGCCGGCGTATTTTAAAATTTTATCATGAAAACTAAAGATTCATCTTTAATTTCCTTGATTAAAACTTTAGGATCTGTAGACATTGTTCGAGAAAAGATGTTCACCATTCCAAATCTTTGGAAGGGGATTTCCCCCTACATTAGAAGATTTCATCTTCTGATATGGGGAGGAACATCCTCGGTCTCGTTAAGAACAAAAATCTTTCATAACCTTGTCTCCTACGTTGGAAAAATGGAGAGGGAACATGGTTCTTTAACTACTGTTAAGTGGTTAAAGGCTAACCATGTTTCCCTCCAGAAATTCCTCGGAGGAGACGCTTTACAGTCCCTTAGAGGACTGGAACCAGACATACCTCTTCCTCGACTATCTAATGGTCTTCCGGCGGTTATACCGCTGAAAGATCGTCGGAAAATTCGAAGAGGAGATACCAAGGTAATTCAATTTTGATTATCTTGTTTCTCTTGCTATCGTGTAATAAGATCGGGATTCGTCCCGAAATTACAAACGATAACTGGAGAATATCTGGGAGATAAAGCTTTTTCATGAGAACTTATGGATTGCATTGACTCTTCTCCAACTGGGAATTATTTCTCTCGTTTAGAGGGATTTAGTTCTTGGAAAGAGGGAGTCAATTTGATTCCTAAGTTCTATCATTTTTCTCAGTCTGCTTCTCCTTCTAATTCTGTGAGTTGACACGGTCTGTTGCAAGACAGTGTCTCTCTCCAGAATTCTAGTGTTTGAAATTATTTCAGAGATTATGTTACCTTAATAAAGGCTCATGGTTTCTGGAAACAGTTTCAAACAGCTAGCCATCTGGCCGTTCGGGCGACTAATCTAGGTCTTCTTTTAAACAAAAAGAAGTCCATGGTTAATCCCCTCGGTCAGTTAGCTTTTAAGGAAGAAGCGGCTGGAAAATTGAGAGTTTTCGCACTTGTTGACGGGTGGACTCAATCTTTATTAAAACCCCTTCACGAAGGATTATTCGATTTAATTCGTTTAATCCCCAATGATGGGACTTTTGATCAAGATGCATCAGTTCGACGTTCAATTGAGAAGAGTAAGGGAGCGGGTTGCGCATTCAGTTTTGATCTGAGTGCTGCAACTGA